CGATGGTAATGTTATCGTCTAAAAACGCTTTGATTGACGGCTCCATTTGTTTGTAAAAATCATCTACTAGTGTCATTGACTATTTTTAAGGCATCTTCCACTGATCGAGCCACTCCTACAAGCGCTCCTCTAGATGCCATGACCTCCATAAATTTTTTCTGTTCTGGTCTTATCCGACCTGTTTCATTTTTAACTTCGATAAAAAATATTTGTCCGTTTGGTTTAAATCCAAACAAATCACAAAACCCCTTTGGTAAACCTGTATCAAAAAATCTACCGTCTGCCGTCTTTACTTTTCCGACATTTGCACGGAACACCATGTGGCCTGCTCGTGATAAAACGACACGGATTTGGTTTTGGATTAATGATTCTGTTGTCATACCATCACATACCTTTTTGTATCGATAATTTTCCTTAGCGATTTTACACTAAAAGCAAATACCCAATTCAATTCATTTTTGTCTTTAGGTTTAAAACCAGCAAGCAACATAGCTCCTTTGAATTGACCGTTTGTAACATAAAAACCATTTTTACGGTATTCAAATTTATGCTTTAATCCATAAGAGGTATGCCCATTTTTATAAGTTTTGGTTTTTTCTAACTGCTTACACCAGTGCAGTAATTTTTCTTGTTTGTCTTTACTTAGTTCTAAAAAGCCTTTAGGATGATCACTGCGATAAAAATGCTCTTTAGCTTCTTTGTTAGTGATGTTTCCAATTAACCAGTCGTGATAGTAAATCGATTCAGAAGGAATCGGAAGGTCTTCGTAATCTTTTAAAATATCGTACATATTTTCTCCTTTTTTTATTTTGTTCCCACCAATGTTCCAACAGGGTGGAACACACCAATTCCTTGCGGCTCAAGGGATTAGACCATTTCTGTTCCATGTTCCGCCATTTTTTGCTTTTCTCTATATATATTTATATTATTTATTTTTTTATTAATATTAGGAAAAAGATGGAACATGGAACAGAAGTCTATTAAACCCAGTAATACCAAAAGGTTTCGCTGTTCCATGTCATGGAACAAGGATGGAACAAAGGTGGAACATTTATATAATTTTCACATAAGATTGCATACTTCCATTAGCGTCTTTTTCATTATTCCAAGGAAAGTGGCCATATTCTGTTGGTATTTCGTCAGACGGGAAGAATTTTCCTGCGACTCTAGATTTTTTCTTAACCCAGCCATCAGGGATATTGGTTGACAATTCATTTTCAAAAGTTGATTGCTTAAGCGGTGTGTGCCCATTGTCTTTGCACCACTCTTTATACAACCACCATAAGAATCTAGTAGGGAGCACGGTAGAAGTGAAACGCTCAAACCAATCATCTATAAAGGCAAGTATCGTGTTGTTGTCTCGCTTAAAAGCATGCATCCTTTCTTGTGTCGCTTTCGGCTCACTAAACCTATCAAAATCTAAATTGATAGCTTTCCAAAGGACGTATTCAAGCACTTCTTTACGATTAATGTAATCATCTTTAATGGCCCAGTTATCTTCCGTTGATGAGAATGTCTTTTGAAACGGGATAATGATAATACGGCGATAAGTACCATTTGATTTATTTTTAAATGATGGCATCCCGTTTGTAGATTGTATGACGGTTTTTTTGAATATCGCCATGTAAGGGTTCTCACCTTTTTTCTCGATACTGACTGGCTCGCCAGTAACGACGGAATTAAAGTTGCTACTTTCGTCTACATAGATACCAGCTTGAACATCATCTCCGATAATTACCGTTTTCCCCTCAATAATCGCAAGACCGAAGCGTTCTGAAAATTGATTTAATTTCAGAGGAGCGACATTTTTAAAACCAACCAGATTACTGATCATCTGCTGAAACGTCCCTTTACCGTCATTACCATCTCCCACGAACCAAATGGACTTACGATAAGAATAATTACCATTTAACGATGCTGCCACGACTTGCCATAATAACTGGACGAGGTCTTTATCTCCGCTCATTAAATCTAGTAACCACGACTCAACGTCCCAACCATCAATGGTTGGGAGAGGAGCGTTCTGAATAAGTTCTGTTTCAATAGTGCTAAAATTGATAAATCGGTGATCAAAAGGTAAAAGTGCCTTATTTTTTTTGTCATAAATGCCATTTTTAACTAACACATACCGTCTTACGTCTTGGTATTCTGGTTCGAAGTCCATTGCCCCATATTTCCTGTCCATACTTGCTAACATAAACAAAACGTTGCGACATTTCGTCTCATTAAACGTAGGTTGTAAAATATGGATTAATTTATAAGCAAATTTATAGTTCTTGATGTAATATCCTTGGTCTGGATCATAGATAGCCACTTTCCCGTTTTCTAAGGTAATAACATGCAGGAATTTATTAATTCCGATGGCGACCGCTAGTTCTGATAGATTTTTAACATCTTTACCAGCTTCTTCTAACCACTCTCTTCGGTATGCTACCAGCTTGGATTTAATAGCAGACCATGTTTTAGGTTTACCTGGTTCAATGCCAGGTTCCTCATTTAATTTTTCTCTGTAAAATTCAAAATCCACTTCTCCTCCTCAACTCCTTATCACACATGCTTTTAAACGTTCTTTCAAACTCCTTATCACTTAAAGGGTCCGCAGTTTTATGGTTAGCCATTTTAGCTAATGTGTAAGCTATTTCAACATCTACATTTCTAAGCAATAGACCTCCTACAAATTCAGCTAAAGCATTATTACGGCCGCCTGTATCACCAAAACCAAGGACAATCGTCTCAAATAATTTAGCTGTTTTATTGCTACCTTGGTAATCTCCAGATGTAAAACTACTGGCATCATATTCATAGGCAGGTTTTAATTCTCGCAATACATTTATCAACTCAAGAGGCGCTTCGGTCATTTCGCCAGAGGTTGGCGAATGCACCATATCCCACTCATACATGCCTTTGGCATTATTTGATGGTGGTACCAGCACATAATTGTTAACATGAGCCTTCAAATCAACGCCATCAATAAAACCGATATTTTGCGCCATGGAAACACCTTTTGGTTTTTTTAGGTAGATATGCCGTCCTCCACTAGGCGTGGTTGCTTGCAAGGTTTTTGGTATCAACCTTGCATGCTCCCATTCCCTTAGATTTTTCAGACCATCGACATCGTTATGGACATCAATATCTATGACAAAAAATGTATCTGTTTTTAAGGCGATATTTGCATCAGGATTATCTTTCCATATAAGACGTAGCTCATGCTCTGTAAAAGCTGGTTTATCCGCAAAAGCGACTAATGGTTTTTTGCCATCTTTTGAAATTGGTATGACTGAAAATCCCTTTTGTTGATAATAGATTGCGTAATCTATCATCCCCCTCATAATTAGAACGGTAGATCGTCTTCTTTAAATTCTTCTACAGGGTTAACCATCGTAGGAATGTCGGATTTCTCAATACGTTTCACGTTTAAATTATTGTAAGTATTACCGTTATACTCTGATGTTTCGTTTTTAACGGTAATTTTAAGGCATTTATTGAGCAATTGATTTAAGTAGTCATCCAAAGACTTAAACTTAGTTCCGTCTGGAATTCCAGCTTGTTTTGCAAGGTTCATGATTGCCCCGATTGGATATTTACCATCTTCTTTTTTGGCAAAGATACGATGAAAAATAATGTTATTTTGAAATTCTTGCTGGAAGTCTTTGCGAATTCTGAAATGGATGTTAATAAAGTCTGCGCCGTTTTTAGTTGCATCTTGGACGGCTTTTTCAACAAAAGTTTCGTAAGTTCCATCAGTAATTGAAGCGAATTCTTTAGCTTGTGAGTAGTCGATTTCAAACATATTGTGTTTCTCCTTTTAATATAAAATTCCTAATTTTTTAGCAATGTGATACTGCCATCCTGGCTTGTATCCATGTTGTTTTCGATATTCGGTTAGTTCATCCATCGTCCGACAAAGATCTGGTGATTGATAGGTACTAACTCTATTTTTTAGTTTTAGTTGTTTTTGTTCAGATATTTCTTGTAATTCAGCTTCTTTGATTTCTTCAATTTCACGTTTTGTTAACTCGTTTTCATGCCCACATTCCGGACAGATACGAGTATCGGACCAATACGTGGCATAACAGTCATCACATACCCTTGTGGTAGGTTCACCAATCTTAGTGGATTGCTTTTGTTTAGTCTTTCCATCTAAACGCCATTCCCTATCCATGTTAGGTAAGCCAAAACGCTCTACATTGCCAACGTGATCAATAATAATAGCTATCTTTCCATCTCTTGGATTCAACGGCCTCATAGCAAATTGCAAGTATAGCGATAGCGATTGAGTTGGTCTCAACATAATGCAAACATCAACATTAGGCAGGTCTATCCCTTCCGTAAACAATTCGCAGTTAACGAGTATTCTCAACTTTCCGTCTCTGAATGCTTGCATAGCTTCTTCTCGTTCGCTTTTAGGCGTTTTACCGCTGACTGATTGCGATTGATACCCTGCTTGATTAAACATGTCAGAGACTAAATGAGAGGCTTCTACGCTGTGCGTATAAACGATAGCTTGCTTTCCTTTTGCTAGCTTTTCATAGTGTTTAATAACGTCACCATAGATAACCGATTTCATGGATTGATTAACAGAATCCTTAGTAAACTCTCCACCTCTTTTTTTGAGGGCAGAATTATCAATCATGGACGGAGCATAGTATTTAAAGTTAGCTATATTACCGTGTTCTTGCAGCCATTTGACAGATTTCCCAGCTACCAAATCATCCGCAATGTCATCAAATCCATCTCCATTTAACCTGACTGGTGTCCCAGTAAACATCAATACATAAGCGTTTTTGAAATGGTCGATGATTTTTAAGTAAGACTTGGCTTTACTGTGGTGAGCCTCGTCAATCAAGATCACCTCTGGTTGAGAGAGACTGTCTAGTTTTCTGACTAACGACTGCACACCACCGATAGTTAACAGATTTGAGTTAACTCCATTTGCTGCAAATGTTCTCTCTACCTGTTCATTGATTTCTTTTCTGTGGCTAAAAAACAATACTCTGTTTCCTTTATCCGTAGCGCTTCTTGCGATATGGGCCATAACGACTGTCTTTCCACTTCTAGGGAGGCGACTGGACGATTATTCGTTTATTTCCAGTCGCTAATGACCTCCTGATGGCTGTTAGTAATTCTTCTTGATAATCACGTAGTTTCAAATAATTCCTCCACTTTACACCCTTTGCGATCATCTAAACGATTTTTAGCATAAACACTAGCTGATGGCTGTAAAATAAAACCTCTCACTTCTTCCCCATCGTCTGTAGTTTTTTTGACCAATCTAGCCACAACATCTGTAAGTCCAAGGAAGTTGTTTAATATTTTTGTCCTGATATCTGGCATTGCTCTGTTATAAATCATTCCGTTTTCGTCAGTCCATTGATCAGAGGTTTCCCAAGCTAAAAATACAATGCGTTTATTTAATTGCAGTAGCGCTCGCAGACTATCTAAAATAGTAAAGTCAACTCGTTGATAATCAGCTTGACTTGGCACACGATGATTTTTACCCTCGCGCCCAAGATTCGCTAGGCAAGCCCTAAATAACTCGGAGACATTATCTATAACGATGTTGTCATAATCATTCGCTGCTCCATTTAGTAACTCTTTTACTGTGTCTAACCACTCTCCCCAAATTTTATGCGTATCTATATCCGCAATATCAATATTTTCGTTCCCTCTAAGGACTTTTGCCGACTTATCAATATTGATTACAATAGTTTTTCCGGGCAAATATTTTGCAGTTGATGTTTTTCCAAACCCTGGATTACCATAGATTAAATAACAACTATCATTATTTTTTATTTCTGTTGCTTTAGTGATTTTCATCTATTTTACCTGTAAACTTTCAGTTTCAATTAACTCAACTCCAGCAATTTCTTGACCAGTTTTAAGTAATTTAGCTAATTCTTTTTTATCTGGCTTCCGCTCAATTTTTTCGGTCATATATTCGAGAGGAATCTTTGTTTCGTCCAGCACCTCAACTTTTTTGTTTTTTCGTAGCGACACTTTAAACATTCCAGCATCTACTTTTTTCTTATTAGACAAAGCCATTGCTAAATGTATCGTCTCTTTGTATTTATCAATTTTAGCTTGCGCTTGTTTTTGCTTTTCGTAAAAAGCTTCTTTTTCAGCTTTATACATTTCTTCGTCAGCTTGAGCATTTTTTAACATTTTGACAAAATATTCAATGTTGTTTTCTAAATCCGCCTGAAAATCAATACTGTCCAGCGTGTCCTGAAATGTTTCTTCGTCTAAATCCATTGACTGTAATTGTGCGTAAATGCCTTCTAATTCGTATAAATAAGCCATGTTATTTCCTCTTTCTACGTTTTAACTGCCACTTTTCGGCTTTCGGTCTATCGTTTTCTCTTGTCAGAGCTATGACTTTATTTTGTAGCTTGTCGATCTCTTGCCCTAGCAGAGCTTGGACCCTCAAAATAACGATTCTCCCAATCTTCGCTAAATCCGCTTATATAGAGCCTCGACTGCAGTATGTATATCTGTCTGACCTGCGCCAAGATATGTTATCTCCCTTCTTCAAAAATAGCTTTCACATTTCTTATCTTTTAACGTCTCAATAATTCCATCTAAAACATCTGATCGGTTTTTAAGCTCATTGTACTCTTTGACAGATATTGTGATAAAATCTTTGTTATCTTTTGTAGTATCGCTATATCCGAGCAGGTAAGCGACCGATACATCAAAATGATCTGCTAGTAATTGCGCTTGATCAAGCGCAATTATGTGTTCATTTTCCCAGCGTTGGATCGTTCTATAATGCACGTATATTTCTTCTGCAAGATCTTGCTGAGTCAAGCCTTTTTCTTTGCGTAACTCTTTTATTCTATTCATGTTATCCGTCTCCTACTAAATTTGTTTAGCAGGTAAACCGTGCTTTTGGTTATATCTACGTGCATTAGCTTCCCAGCCATTGTTTTCAATCGTCCATTTTGATTTTTCCTGTTTTTTTGGTTTTGCAAAAATAAAATCTAATAGTTTCATGTTATTTCTCCTCGATCTCGTCCAAAAGTCTTATTTGTTATTTAGCCAAGCTATGATTTCAGCTTTTTTCCAACGGACAGCTGGCAATTCCTTTGGAAAATTTTTGTCGCGTCTGTAGTATTTGTCAAAAGTGCTGGGGCTCATGTTAAGCCTCTCTGCTACTTTTTCTCTGGTCCATAATTCTGCATTGAGTTCGTCTAACTTCATTTGGACTAATTTGTTAACTGTTTTTTCAATGAATTCTTTTATCCAGTCGGACAAACTCATTAAGATATTGTCCATAGTTGCCTCCTTGTGGTATAATGAAGTAAATTAAGTTTGTTTTGAGTCCGATTCCCGTCGGACTTTTTTGTTATCTAAATTCGTCTAAGCTGACACCTAAGACATCGGCGATTTTAACGACATCATCAAATTTCAATGATTTTTTTCTTCCTTTCTTTAGATCAATCAAGCAATTTTGGTTCAATCCAGCCTTTTGTGACAGTTCATATTTGGTCATTTTTTTCTCAATTAATAGAGCTTCGATTTTACCCCACATAATTCCTCCTAAGCACAACATGTAGTTGTTGATAACTTTTTATATACAATATATTGATTTTTCAATATAGTCTTGATATAATATTCGTATGATTCAACAAGATCTCTCGAGAGACCTCTACTCTTCTAATCTTGTTTAGTCAAATAAGCAAGAAAGGAGATTAATTATGGATACAAAAGAATTTATGAAAGTTGTCTCAAAACATATCAACCAAAATTTCAATGTTGACAACCAATTAGTTGAATTTGTCGTTGCGGAACTTAATCAAATGAATGCACCTATTACACAAAAGCAAGCTCAGCATATCGTTAATATTTTGGAGTATGTTTCTAAGTCAACCTCTAAATCTACTATCGCAGCTATGACAAATGCATTGTTAGAGCTTGGCGTACTTAAGGGAGATTGATGCAATCAACTTTACCGGTTTTTATCAGTTCAGGGTCTATCTTATGATAGGCTCTCTTTTTCTCTCCGCTATACGGATATCGTTTTGGTCTCATGCTCTACCCCACTTTCTCATTTAAAAATTTATTAATAAAATACTGCTGGCCTTT